GGCATCATTTTGATCATATGAATTGCTGAAATTTAGAGATCTGTCTCTATAATATTTCAAAACTTTTGTCGTTGAATCGTAAGATGCAACATAACCCCTCGCAAAAGTTGTTGAAGATTGTTCTTGGGTCATTTCTTCGCCAACAGATGGAGTTCCTGCATATGCATCATCCAATTTTAAGGAATATAATGCAGAATAAGTAGATCCATTATAATTTGTACTTAAAGATGCATATTCTTTTGGATCTTTTAAAATTCCAACTTGTGAAAATTTGGTGTTTGTAGGAAAATCTCTTGTAGAGTCATCAAATCTGGAATACACCATCACTCTATCTGCGCCCAGTTCTTTATAAAGGTCATACCCATGTCCACGAGATGGTGGGATTATTGGTATCAATTTTGCTCCTGGTTGTTCTATTGTTCCTGTTCTTTTAAGATCAACAACACCCCAAGTATAACCCTTACCACCCGAAATAACTACAGTGTCAGTGATTACTCCATTTACCGCAGTTACTTGAACTTTTGCGCCAGTTCCATCACCAATAATATCATAAGTGCCGCTAGTATATCCACTAGTTCCGCCAGATTCAATATAAACTTTTTTAATTTGATTTTCGTTTACTTCAGAATCTGCAGAATCTCTTACTCTAGATATTTCTGGGTCAGTTGATGTTTCCCAATCATTTGGAAGAACAATATATTCTGTCGAATCAAATTTAATAATGTCAGATGGGGAAATCGTGAACAAGTATTTCCAACTATAACCATCAGAACCTGGTGAAAATGGAGCTAAATCTGTTGACGATGGTTCTGAGGTAGATCTATTACCTTTCAAATTTGATCCACTAGATCCATTATCAATACACACATATACTCTAAAATCACTATTAACTACATAATAGTTTGAATCATATAAACGTAAAGATTTTGAACTTGGAGTTTGATTTACAGCACTATAATCATGCCTATACATTTCATAGGTTGTGTTTGTTTCCCACTGTATTTTTCTTATAACTCTTCTAATGTTTTGGGAGGTTACTCTTTTTCCAAATAATCCAGTATCTCTATAATGTGAAAGGTATTGAAAATTATCCGTTGGATTTGGAGAACCATTTGTATTATTCCATGTACTAGTTCTACCAAATCCAACTTCTGTTGGATTTGGTAGACCCAAAAAGACATAATACGAATTATTTTCGTCAGAAACAGAATCTATAAAATTACTCGCATTAGATATTCTAAATTGATCTGTTACTAAAGCAGACATATTAATAGTTTTTTAGATATTTATAAGTCTAAATTTCATATATCGCCCCAGTGGATCTTAGGGTAGTGTCTCCATTTCTTCTCATCAAGATTGGATATGTCGCCAATCCAGAAACAACTCTTCCAGTTACTCCAATGGAAATTGGATTTGATGCCCTCGAAAGATCTATTGTATTGGATAATCTGCCCCAAGAATATTTTCCAACAATTGTCCCACTAGTATCAATTCCAGAAAGATTTGAATTTGAATCAACAAGACAAGTGATAATACCAACAGTTCCTAATGTAGTTGATACTCTATCAACAATGTATATGTTGTCAAGATAAACTGTACCTATTCCAACAACTTCGGAATCATTAGAAATAATAGAAGTAACTCCAGAACCAACTCGGGTGTCCGTAATATAAATTGGATATCCAGAAACTAAGTCAGTAACATCTTCTAAAGTGAATTCAATTCCTAAAGAAGGTGTACTTGTAGACGCTATTCCAGTAATATTGTTAGATGTTCCGTTAATAAATCTAAAGTTTGATATAAATTCTACATAATTTACTTGAGACGTAGATCCGACTCCAACATTAACCTGATCAACAATCAAAGCATTAAATGGATCTACGTTTGGAGATTCATATTCAAATAAGGTAATATCGTCAACAAATATTTCTTTATCCGTTGTTGAAACATCACTTATAATTTTTGCTGATGGAACTATGAGGGATTTCAAAGAATCTCTAGATTTAGAAACTATTTCACCATTAATTTTTTTATCAGTTTTTTGCTTAGTCCATGATAAAGTCCTCCAAGTTACATCATCTACGTTCGATTTAGTGTATATTTCAGTTTCAAATCTGTCTGAGAAAGACAAATCAGTAACAGTTCTAGAATCTTGTCCATCCTTCCTAACAACATCTCCTTTTTCAATAGTTGTAATTATATCACTAGATATAACGTCGGCATCTAAACCTTTGTAGAAGTAAATTGATATTATATCGTCTTTTAGTGGTGGTTTTGTAAATTGAATTGATGTTCCACCACCGAAGATGTATGATTTTCCTGGTTCTTGTAAAATACCATTGATGAATATTATGAGATTGTTTGTAAGATCAAAACCAGCATCTATAGGTGTTTCAAAACTCCTAGTTTCTCCATTATAAAATAGTGGGAAAGTAACTCTCTCACCGTCCTGGTAATCTGATATAGAGTCTACAAAATCCAATTTTCCAAAATCCCAAGATGAAAACTTATCTGAGTACGTATCCACTACAGTAATCTCAAAATCATGTATTGGTGATGATAGTGAAGAATCAGTTACTAATCCTATTGGTTTAAATACATCCCCTCTTTGGAAACTATATCCAGACTTAGTGATATCAAACTCACTTACTCCAAAGTAACTACTAAGTCCTATAGGAGCAACTTTAAGACTTATCGAAAGTCCTATTCCTGTAGTAGTTGTTGATCCAATACCGAGTCTTGAAATACCAACAACAGGTAAATTTTCATATGATGGTTCAGACACAAAAACTGTTGGATTTGTGTATCCTGTTCCACCACTAACAAGGTTGAAAGATAGAGTTCCTCCAACACCAATAGAAGCGGTTATTGATGCTGGTGTTCCAGAATGACCTTCTTCGTAAATACTAACACCGATAGAAGTTAAACCATTGTATCCAGATCCTGGTGATATAGTAGTTATTCCTGTGATAGTTCCAGATCCAACTGTGGCAGTCAAAGATGCCCCTACAAGTGGTGCAAACCCAAGACCAGGGGTAGAACCATATGAGACGATAATACCACCTCTTGGAGTCTCATTTATATTAATATCATTTTCTGAAGAATAATAAACAACCGGATCAGAATCTGGTTCTGTTATTCCAGAAAATACTACAGTTGTTATTCCAGGATATGGAGATGTTATTTCTTCTACACTAAAGTTTCCAAAAGGATTATTTTTTGTAGATGGTTGCTGGAATATTCCATTAATTAAAATTAACCCATTGGATCCCTCTGTGCCAATTCCAGAAGTATTTGCTCCACCAACTTTAAGTGTAAAAGTTCTTCCAATTCCATTAAATTCATTCGAAACATCATCATAAATTTTATTATTAGTATAATCAGATCTCAAAAATACTCTAGCATTAAATGTAGATGTTTCATAATCCAAATTCGCTGGTGTTTTATCAATTTGAGGATTTCCTCTTGGTGGATTTGTGAAATTAATTTGATTGTCTACAATATTAAATGCTCCTCTGTAAATATCAACAACTGTTGATGATGAATGAGATTCTGCAGAAGAACCAACAAAACCTCTTTCAGTTTGAACAAGGTTAAAAGTACCAAAGTTTGTTATTGGTCCAGATGATGAAGTTCCCAATCCAACATTAACTACATTTGCAAATTCATCATCTATTTTTAAAATATCAGCAGGTCTAATAGAAGATATTCCAGAAACTTCAAAAAATGTTGTTCCAGATCCAATTGAATTTGTCAGTTGATGACTAAATCCAGAAAAACTTAATGGATGTTGAATTAAATCATCTATAACAACTATTGTTTTACTATTTTTTTCATACATTTCAAATTGATGAATATTTCCACCACCCAAATCATCAAATGTAACTGGGGTAGAACTACCACTAACTGTAGATATTTGGAAACTATCTTCACTGGAAACGATAGCAAATACTCTAGATGGAAGAAGTCCAGTTATAGATCCATCATTGTAAGTCATTGCTGTTGTTGCTAATCCAACAATAGAAGACTTAGGTGTATAAATCAACTCTTCATTGTTTCTGAAAAAGTGATTTTTTATATTAAAAGTCCCTGTATTTGGAGTTAAAACACTCGAATTTTGTGGATTAAATACTTTTTTGAATATTTGAACTTTATTTGATAATAATTCAAATTTAGTTTTATTAATTCTGTCTCCATTAATTGCATCATAAAATGCAAGATCTACAATTTGTTTTAAATCTCCATATTCTAAAGGCAATGGATCATTAATAGCATCAATTTCATCATAGAAAGATTGAGTAAACGCTGTTAATTGTATATCATAGGAAGCATATTCTGGATCTGCAGTAAAGGTTAGATCGAATGTTGATGCCGAATTGTCTGCACCAAATGTTCCAATTCCAAGGGCACCATCAAATGTAGAAATTCCACTTACAGATAATAAAGCAGATTGTTGAATGTATGCATCAAAATCATCATGAATAATCATTACTTGATGTATAGCCTTTGTAGATCCAATACTAACTTCTACCAAAGATTTTGCGGAATTGAACTTATTCTTATCTAAAGAAACTAAAGCAGTCGTTCCTGTGCCAGTAACAGAGTAATTCGACTGGTAAATGACACTCCTTTCAGATTCGTCAAATTGATCTTCACTCTTAAATCTATAAGTATTTCCAACTCCAATGATGTTTGTAGAGCCAAATCCAACTATATTAGATTTGATTCTGTTAAGAGATGCTTCACTTGTATTTGTATAATTTAATGATAATATTCCTCCAGATATATTGGAACTAAATGATCCTATAAAATTATTCGACAAACTAAAAGTTTGGAATTCGGAGTCAATATAGTACTCCGATAAAAATGTATTTGTACCATCATGAGTTAAATATATTTCGACAAAGTTTATATTACCAACAGTAGAATCAATTACTTGAATATTTGCATATAATGATTCAAAGTTATTTGAATCTAAACTTACAATAGATGTTGTGACTCCAGGTGTTGCTATACCAATTGAACTAATCAAATCAACAAATCCTAAAGAAGTTGATCCAATTCCAGCAGAAGAAGATGTAAATTCTGTTCTGATTATTTTTAAATCATAATTAGTGTCATATGGATCTACTGGTGTAAATGCAAAGTAAGAATCTTCAAACTCATCAGTATAAATGCTATAAGATCCATATTCTTGATCGGAATTAAAGACGTTGCCTTTTTGAACTATAAAACTATTCGTTCCATCATTTAAAATAACTATTTCGGTTAATTGTATTTCACTAAAATCTTCGCTAGAAACTCTAATAATGTAATTGTAATAATCTGAATTAGAGTCTAATTTAAGTAGATTTGTAAATTCATTGGGAGAATCTTCAAAATATGAAAATTGATTGCTAATGTCATCGACAGTCAAAACTTTTGTCGCAACACTATTGAAGAAGAAGGAATCAACAAGTCTCTTATTTTGAAGTTGTATAATTTTTGATGATCCCTCTATAACGTTATAATCTCTAACAAAATCATAATTGTTTATAGTATCAACACGTTTTTCTTCTATAACATTATATAAAGATATACTAACATTATCCGATCCAACTCCAGCAAAGGAAACTTCTTTTTCAATCTGAGTGTCAGCAAAATTCTTTGTCCCACTTATATGAAGATTGCTAAAAACTGGAGACTCTAATACATTGTACTCTTTACTGCTTTTTACTGTATATGATAGATTTTGATAATAATCATTATCTGAAGTAACTTGATAATCTGAGTTTAATTCTCCAATATTATCATTCCACCCTAACTGGGTTATTGATGAATAACTGATATCAAAAACACCATTGTTTTCTATTATTGACTGGATTGACAATATTGATCCACTTTGTGCTCCTACAAGTGTATCACCCACCTTTAAAGTGTATGAGCCACTATTAGTCACTTTCAAATAATAACCGTCAAAACTATTAAGTACTAATCCTATATCAGTTCCATCACTCAAAGTTAGTCTTTCACCTATCAAAAAAGTCGATTTTTCGGTGTTTATTTTAAAGGTGGGATAATCATCCTTATCAATCAAAATTCCAGAACCTTCTTGGATTGTTTTTGCTATACCAGTATTTGTAGTTAATCCACTAACGTTAATAGTTACTAGGTCATATGGACTAGATGTAACATACGAATCTACTGTTAAGAATGTATATCCATAATCTTCGGAGTTGAATCCAGAACCGTCTTCATTCTGTTTTTGAATACCCTCTATAAAAACTTGATCTCCGGGATTAAAATAGTACTCTTGTGATGGTTTTGTAACTGAACATGTAAATATTCCAGTCGATGATGAATCAACCCTTTGGATTGTAATTCCATTGCCATTATTGACAGTTACTAATTTGATTGTTGAATCTGGTATACCTTTTGGTTCATCTACAACATTTACAAATTGAATAGAACCAGAATTCATCTCCAATTCAAAAACTCCATAATTTATTAATTTCCCAGTCTGTTCATTTACAATTAATACATCTGGAATAGAGAAATATCCAGTTCCACCATCTAAAACGTCAACAGATTTTATAGTATTGGAATCTTTGGTTAATATAATTGGAGAGATATTTGCTGATGGTTTTAAAGTTGGATCTGATGGATATGCAAATTGATCGTTTTTTATATCGATCTCTTTCAGCGATCCTATGGTTTTTGATTTTGGTACTACATTGGCAAATAAACCTTCGTTTGTGGTTATATTTGATAATGATGGTAATTTCTTATATCCAACTCCACCAGAAAGAATGTTTATCTTGTTTATAGAACCTGTAGAATTTGTTGAAGATGTTGTATATTTCAGTACATTACAGTCATTTTTATTATATTCTGTTCTTTCTGGATTATTTTTTAAAACTATATCAAAAGTTGTAAGTCCAATTGAAACAACATTATATTGACCATTATAATAACTATTATCAAATAGTAATTCCGAATAATTTTCAACTTCTTTGTCTGATGTAGATATGTATCCAGATTTTTCTAATGCATAATAAAGTTTTTGAGGGATGTTTAAATCATAAGAAATTGTAAGGGCAGTTCCAACTTTAGAAATGTTAAATCCCGATGTGGAACCAGTCGAAACAAATTCGTTTTTAAATTCATTATCAAAATAAACTTTAAAATTATATCCCGAAACAGAGGAATCTGACAAATCAAATGCTACATTGTTATTTTTTACAATGTATAATTGTGGATTTATTTTTGATATTGATTGTGTCACACCACCTGTACTTCCTATTCCTATTACAGTTGGTGGGGAAGTTTTAGAATCAATATATGTTTGACACAATTTAATATTATTTTCATCTAGTTTAAAGATGAAAAATTCTAAATCATCAGTATTTAAACCATCAGGAATGACATCAGAAGAATATTTTACTTTATCTCCTGTTTCTAATCCATGATTTACTAAATTTATTGTATTGGTATTGGTGTTTATACCTGTAGAACTAAATCCTATTGGGTTAATTAGAATTTTTTCTGTTGCAGAATCTCTCAAGACCCTGATTGCCGTTGAAGTTCCTATTCCTACAGATAAGTTCGGAGTAACCGTAAGTGTAACAGAATCGCCAACACTCATTCCATGATAAGTCGAAACTGAAACTGTAGATTTTATTCTAGATACACTTCCTGTTATCTGATTATAAGAAGATTCTAAGAGATATAAATCATTATCCAAATTTGTTGCATAATGGAAAAATAATTCAGATGAATCTACTGCCGTTTTTAATCCTATCAGATCTTTTCCTTTGTTTACAACAAATAAATTTGATGGAAGACCACCAGGAATAAGATTAATCCCATCAGTTGAAATTGAAATATTATTTCCAGGATTAGTATAAACTATCTGTTGATTATTTGTGAAAGGATGATTTTTTAAATATATTGATTTTGAAGGAACGCTTATAGATTCTAGAGTTGATCCAAAATAAAACTGGTTAGAAGTTGATAGTCCAACTATTGTACCAAACCCAACAGATTCTTGAGCATTAAAATATACTTTATCATTAATAGTAGAATCAAAATAATCTACAAATTTTGAAACTATAATATTGTCAGGTAAAAATGTGACAGTCGAATTTGCTGTGTGAGATGTTCCTGTTAAACCTCTTTCTACTCTAAGTACATTTTTTTCTTCGTATATATTCAATACTTTCAAATTTTCGGTGCCTATACCGATACTACTTCCAATAGATAAGTTGGAGGGGATATTAGAAACATAAATTTCGGTTCCACCAATACTTGTTGCACTATCAACATTAGAAATTAATTTAGTATTATTTGATAAAACTTTTATTTCGTGAAGTCCATTCAATGATGAAATACTGGAAGATAGTCCAGAAATATAAACATAGTCACGATCATTTAGATTATGATTTGGACTGATTTTTATTTTAACACCATTATTGTAATTCCATGTAAAAATGGCATTATCATATGAAAGAGTATCCGTAACTATATTAACAATTTCTTTTCCATCGATAGATGATACTTTTGCATTTAATCCACCACCAGTTTCATCATTATTGAAAACCAAAGAATCACCAACTTTATATCCAGTTCCACCAGATATAATTTCAAAATCATCAACAGAACCAGAATTTACAGATCTAGCAACAATTCTCTGTTTTAAAATTTCATCAATTTCTACAATATAATCATATCCTGCACCAAGATCAGATACTTTATATGGGAAAGTATTTCTTAAAAGATTAGAAGACTTGAAATCATATGATTGATTTAAAGTTACATTTTCTTCTAAAGTTTTTGATTTGTAGTCATTTCCTATAAAATATGGGAATACTGGATCTCCAGAAGAATCGATACAAGCAACGTAAGCATAAACTCCATTTGGAAATTCTTTTGTCTTCGTAAATCTGCCATTTTTATCATCAAGGTCACCATTATTTGTAAACTGATAATCTTCTACGAAGAATCCACCACCAAAACCTGATGGTCTATCAAAAATGTTTGATGTATTAACCTGATATCCAGATGAAATTAATTTTATGGTAGAAGTTTCATCTTCTGGATCCGAATAACCAAAAGGTCCATATATTGGATTTCCATCATATGCCCATCCAATAATACCCGACACTTTTGGACTTGCTGCATTTGGTAGACTTTCTCCAAACGATGTTCTTACTTTATCAAAGTACCCTGATACTGTGTATTTTAATTTGTTATTAGATTTTTGTAATATCTCTGTTCCTAATTTATTTACATTGTTTACAGTTAAAGATCTTACTTTCGCATCAAATACTGCGTCAGATCCAGCGGAGCGAACAGCAATTTTTGTAGAAGTAGAATATCCTATCCCTGGATTTATTATTTGAACATCACTAATAATACCATTTGTAATAATAGGTCTTAAATTGGATCCAGTTCCGGCACCAGTATTATCAACTACTACCAAATCTGGAACTGAATAATACTCACTTCCACCAGATTCAATTTGAACGGTGTCAATTTGACCATTAACTATAAATGGAACTATATAAGCATCTTTTCCAGATTTTATTGATACAGATGGGGACTTCTCATAATTTATAATTGTACTTCCATAACCTGTCCCACCGTTATAAATGTATAAATCTACAATACTACCTCTTACTTTTGGAGTACATACTAACTCCTCATAAACTTGTGTATCTGTTGAAAATCCCACGGGGTTATATTTAACAGATACTGTTATATCAGGGTATTTAAAATATTGATAACCAGAACCAGTATTAGAAAATTTAATATAATTCTTTCTATCATAATTTGAGGTATTTGTTCCACCAATACCGGCATCACAAATTTTAAATGTATTTTCATCTACCTTCAATACAAAATACTGTTTATCCGTAGAAATTCCAGTTATTGGTGCAGTTTCGTAGTCATATTCTACTAAATCTCTATCATTAAATCCATGATTTTCAAAGATAAATGAATCAGTTATTGTTGAAATTCCTGATTGAGAAAGAATTAATTTTCTATTGGTGAAAGTGCCACCATCTATTACTTTTATTTCGGATAGTGTATTTTTAAAATCAATTGTTCTAAATTTATGGATTCCATTTGTTCCTGTAGAAAAACCAATTGCATTTCCCAAATTATAATCTGAAATAGTTTCAAATAGTGAAATTGTGGTGTTATTCTCGACTCTAACAAAATAGGAATTATTATTAAGTAAGGTGGTAGAAGTTCCTATTCCAATTACTAAATTATCATTACCATTAGAATTGTATACAACTTCTTGACCATCCTTAAAATTATGCTCTTGTGTAAATTTAATCGTATTCGTTGCAGTCCCTATTCCTCCAGAATCTAAAACTATTCTCCCGTCAAATGAAACCTCTCTGTTTCTTTTTACTAAAATAGGTTCGACTACTACATTAGATCCATTTCCTCCACTAATATCAATTGATAAGACTTTATCAATATCATAATCCTGATAATCTACATATATCTCTTCTATCGTTCCTGAAATTACTGGTTGTACTTTAGCATTAATTCCAGTATCTGAAGAAATATCAATCAATGGCAAATTCACAACATCATAATTTTTTCCACCATTCAATATAGAGATGGAATCAACAGGACCATAATAAACCTTATCCAAAGATTTATAATTACTAATTTCAACACCATTAATCAACATTCCACTAGAAGTTCCTGGAATAGTAGATTTTCCTGGTCCTTCTATTTTAGTATTAAGTGGGAATTTTTTTAATATTTTCTGAACACCAATTTCACCTTCTCTTTGTGAATATAATATAAATGAATGTTCTCCAAATTCATACTCAGGTACTGCAACTTTAACAAAATTGGAAGTTCCTACTAATTCGTTAGTTGTGTAAAGTTTTATTTTCTTTGGATCTGATAAAACTTCAACATAGTAAGATCCAGTTTCTAATCCAACTAAAGGAGCAGTGAGTGGTTGATAGTAAACTAAATCGCCAGTAATGAAGGGAACATTAGAATCTGAACCTATTTCAGAATAATAATCATTACTGTCTTTATCAAATAAGTTTGCTTCAGAATTTATAGTAAATTTATTCAGTGCCTTTATTATATTATATCTGTAATTATTTCTATTAGCATCACTACCATCTATTTCCCCAGAAGGTAATGAGTTTGATGCAACATAAGCGTAACCTGTATTATCAGTATATAAATTTTGAATATCCGAAAATACTACATTGTTTCCAAATTCTATTGGAGCACCGTTACTATTTGCTGTATTAATTATTCTACGTAAACTATATTGTTCACCATCAGAATCTGATGCCTGAAAAGATCCAGCAACTCCAACTATGCTATCAGAAACAATATTATTAACATAAGGATTATCAAAATCAAATACAATGTTTTTTGAGAAACGGTTTACTAATTCTACCCTATCACCTATTTTCAAACTGGATTTATCTACATCGCTTCCTAAAACGATATTTGAACCAAGAGATTTTACATCATAACTTGATGATGTATTATAAATCCAAGAGTTTGCAAATATCTCTTCGTATGTTTTACTATCAGGATTAGAAATAGACCTTCCAAGATGTTTTATAGATATTAAATCACCTTCAGAAACAATAATTTTTTCATTTTTAAGATTTGAAAGAATACCAAGTATTTTTAATTCTACTTTTTTATTCAAATCTCCATTTTCATATCCATAATATGTTTCATCAGATGTAACTGCAGTATTCTTTTCAATCTCTACTTCTATTCCAGAACATCCTAAAAATTGATTGATAGTTTTTCCTGTATATGAAATTTTATTATTTCCAATTGTTATTGTTCCAGAATCAGAAAAACCAATCGTAGAGTCTACGGTAATTACCTTAGATCCAATTGATGAAGATAGTGTTGTTTTTGTATTGGGAGTTATTACAAAATTTCCCTCAACAGCTGTTGGTAAACTATTTCCAATAAAAAGAGATAATCTATAATAAGTAATAGAATTCCTTGTAAAAGGTTCTATTTCAGAAATCGAAGCACTCGTTTGATCATCTGTACTTTTCTTTATAGTTTGTCCCACTAAATTTAGTGGATTTGAATTTTCTGTTAATACTTCTGCTATTGCTATTTCTCTTCTTAAATATTCCGAATATGAGGGTTTTAATAAGTAATCCTCTAAATTTACAATTTTTGGTGTTTCTCCATAGAGAACATTAAATAAAATTCTAAAAGATTCGTTTGTTCCCTTTGATTTGTAAAGAGACGTTGCTTCTTTCAAAAATGTTCCTACATTTAAATCAGAAGTAAAATTTGTTTTTTGTAATTGATTTGTTAAAGTATATTTTATTTTTTCATAGAATTGTTTTAGAAATAGAGAACTTAAATTCTCTACTTTAGATTCTGAGTTGTGGAGTGCTTTATTGCTTTCGGAAAATACTAAATCTTCCCGATTTAAATCTTGACTATATGCAGTAATCCCACTAAAACCACGAATACATCCTGTGAATGATGTTGAAGTTTTTCCTGTATATGTGATTATTTCATCATCAATTTTCAAAAGACCATATTCGTTTGGAAATCCTTTGGTGTTAGAAACAAAGACTTCAGTATCATCTTTCTCTATTGGTGCAGATAATGTTGTAAAACCTACAACAACTTCTGGAGTTAAATTATCTACTTTGAGATATTGGTCAAGGTTTTCAGCAATATCTATTGGACCGCCTTGATACTCTTGAGATATGTAATATTGTTTTAAAAATTCAGATACGTTTGGATTTTCATCCAATATAAAACTTGGAAGTTGGCTCTCAATAATTTGTTGAACCTTAACTCTAGATTCAAATCCAGTCTGTATCATATTAGTTTCTTGTTAGTTTCCCGTTTGAATAACTTGATGTATAATATTCTCTTGTGAAGAGATTTCCAGTTATTTCATCGCCAGAAGCGATTACGTCTCTTAGCATATTTATTTGACTTTTTGAAATATCAAAATCTAAGTATAGATCTTTCAATCCGATTACATCATTAGATTCTGGATACGCTTGAATTTCAATGATGCCATTAGGATTTGATGTTGATGTTATATTCAAAGTGTTCAATATAATTTCGCCCTTAATGTAATCAACAGTTCCAGCATCTTTAGCCACAATCACGTTTCTTCCGGAAGAATCTATTTTAAATATTGAAATATTTCCAGTCTTTGAAGTAAGATTTGGAGTGTCTGTAATGTATACATTGGAAGTTTCTCCAGAAATTTTAAATGCTGTTGATTTTATACTACCTCCCTTTGGATTTACATAAAATCTATTACCAAAACAAATTTCATATTGAGATGCTTGGTTTAAAGATACTTTTAAATCTCTTCTAATCCTAACTTTTGTAATGTTAGATGTGATTGCAGTATTCGTATTGTCTATAGTTTGTAATACTTTACTATACTTAAATCTCCCCCCAAACTTGTTTAGATCTATAGATTCGGAATATTTGATAAGAGTATTAATAACATCTGTTTTTAAACTATCCGGATCTGAAACTTTAGAGTTATCATAATAAACAGCAGAGTCAATCTCAACGTATAACACTTTAAGATCAATAATTTTTTGAGTTATTCCAGATACACTATATTGCTTTAAATCACCCAAAATCCTTGATTTATCAAAATCTGATACGTAAGTTCCATTTTTTGGTTTAATACTCAAAATTACACTTCCATATTCTGGTGGATCCAACTCTTCTCCACCCACAACCGCAATAGACTCTGCATTTGGATAAATTTGTTTAACTATTGCTTCATAATCTCTCGATGTTACTGCCCTATTTTGAGCAGAGTACATTCTTGGGGCATAATATTTTATTGAATTAATTGGTTCAATGTTTCCACCATTGGAAGAGGATTGAACCGTTGTTACAGTTACGTTTCCAACATTAATTAACTCTGAGTTTGATTTTATTACACTTCCCGAAAAAGAGAAATTATTTGCACCATTGCCATCTTCACCATCAGTAACAATGTAATTTGCCGTTATGATAGTACCATCATTATTTTCACCAAGTTTTTTACCAAATATCCCATCACCAAAAATAATTTCATATTTTTCATCTTGAACTTCTTGTAAAAGGTAAATTCTTGAAGATGAATTTACATTCAAAATATTATTAATTAACTTATATTCAATTCCAAGACCACTTTCTAAAGAATTTTTGACATAGACTGATAAAGTTGATGTATCGATAAATGAGTTGTTTATGATAAATCTTTGATCTAAAGATCCATCATAAGTAAATTTTTTGGATAATAAAGTGCCTTGATATATGTCTATATTTTCAAATGTTGCAGTTCCGTCAATTACATTGACAGTTATATCATAAGGAGATGAAAATGTGTAAGTTGTATCATTTGCCTCTCCAACACACACTAAACCTCTCCTTAGTGTAGCTGTAAGACTATCCGTTATATTGCTAATAGAGAAGGTTATAGATGCCTTTGACGCTGTTCTAGATCTAGGAACATACCCAATATTCCTAGCAAGAGACACCACATTCTGTCTAAGTGTTGCAGAATCCAAGAAGGACTCATTCACAATCATATTACTGTTAAATGCAGTAATATATGTGTTATATGCTAGTGTGTCTATAAGAACAGAAAAATTAGACCCTTCAAAATCAAAGTCGCTGAACTTTGAATTGGCACGAAGATAATCCTTTATGGATGTCTTTATCTGATCAAAATCTAAGTTGGTAAATTTAGTAAAAGGCATTTTTTATCTTGTTGCCTCTAAGAGGAATGTATATTCTTGTGTTGGAAACTCTTGTCCAATAATGTCAAATATTACAGTGACATCAAATGAATTTTGATCTGGCTGAGGGTTGACTTCAACTACAACATTATCAACTCTCGGTTCAAAGTTTTCAATTGCTACTAATATTTGACTTTGAATGACAGAAGCAGTACCAAAATCTACAAATTCAAATAAACTATCCCTAATACCAGAACCCAATAATGAGTTAAAAAATCTTTCTGTCGGAATGGTTTCTACAATATTTCTAATAGATCTACGAATCGCGTTCTCATTTTTTAGTATTTGTAGATCCTTTGTTACTGGATGTGGAACAAAGGATAAACTGATGTCTTTGAATGATCTGGATATCCTTCGTTCTGTCATTAGACTAGAGTTTTCTTGATTTTATTTATATTTACTCATGCCACCTTTCAACAAAATCATCAAAACCATGAGCACCACCGCAAGGACGCTCTAAACGATCATCTGGAATTGGGTAGAGTTCCTCATTTTGAGAAATTTTTCTTTGTTTTGATGCTTTTCTAAGGTATTTCTCACTTTCTATCTCAGTAATAAGAGTCATTCCTTGTTCGATGAACAATTCTCCCTTATCAACGTGGTGATGATTTCCCATTTTAGCTCCTGTTTTATTAAAAACAGAACTTTTAGAGGGGTTGCTATCCCTTAGCACTATTTATTTTACGCTCTTGAGCAGTTTTCCAATGGTATTCTTCCTCATTTCCCATTCCGAGACGTTCATATCCACATTCTACCTGATAATATTGAGTCGAAACCTTAAAATCTGGCATTTTTGGTTCAGAAGGTGTTAAACTATTGTCAAAAATACGTAATCTATTGTTTGGATACATCGCATATTGACCATTGTTCAGTTCAATAAGGTTATGAGACTTGTGTTCGGCAGGATTTTCACTCGTTGCCCAGTCTACCATATCAGGATCACGGTGATAATTGTCGATTGTACAGACATAATTTCCCTTTTGAATGCCAAAGTCGCGTGTATAACACTCAAAGTCCATACTACCAATGAATTTTTTATCAATACTCACCACACCATAGTCCATACAGTTCCAAAACTGTAGATTTGGTAGGTTCATATCGGGGTCTGGTTTTTCTGGACGAGATAAGAAGGCACTGATAGGCAATTTATCATACATCGCAGCATATTCTGGTAAATATGTCTCGAAATAAAAAGCGCGTCCAGGAATCGACTTTGCCGAAACCCAAACGCCCTTAACAAATTCACCGTGCCCACTTTGATGGTCTGTAAGATATTCTTTACGAACCCATACTTCAACAGAAGGTAGATTGGTGATGAGACAACTCATAAGACTTAAGTAACTGTCTTATTTACCTTGACCACGATACTTCTTCTTTGCTTTATTGCGAGAAGACGCGGCATACTTAGTATTCATACCTCTTCCCTGACGAGTTTTCTTCGGTGCGCCTTCCACATAACCGCCACCTTTACGCATAGCCATAATCAATACTCCTTGGTAATTTTAGTCTCAAGATCTTGTGGTCTTGGAAAACCCGTCTGATAATACTCTACCGACAGGTCCTCCATCATATCAAAGTATTCCTCCTCCGTCAAGTCCGTATATAAAACTTTGTTGTTTTGGAGAATTGTATACCTTTCTGTCATCATATCAAATAACTCTTGATTTTTCGTGACCAACGCGGACGCGAGGATCACACCAAATGTCAAAACCTGCTTCCTTTGCATCCAGACAGAATGATACATCCTCTCCACACATATCCTGAACCTGTCCCGATTCAAAGACTTGCATCTTGGGTGCAAACCATGGATACTTCATCTCTGGATGTTCAAAGACACCTTTCTTGATTAGAAGCCATCCGAAACCTGTATAATCAACCGTGAATGGTTTACGACGCTTGGTAATAGTATCACCAGTTTCATGATTCATGACTCCACCATTGTTACGGAAATCATCCTCCTCTAACCAGTGTGCAACAGAAGTTGTTCGACCATCTTCCGTCATATACCAACCAGCTGCAATATCCTTGTCCATCAATACCAACTGATAAAACTTCTCAGTATTGAAAACAATGTCACTATCAATCCACAACTGATAATCGTAATTCAACTTGCCGTCCCATGGAAGTTGATCAGGTCCTCGCAGTACATTCGCACCTAGACATTTGCATCTTGCAAAATTCACCATCGATGAATAATCTTGCGAGATTTGAATACTTGCACCTGCCTGAACAATGTCAAAACACAGTTGCACAAAACTTTTCAGATATGCATATGAAACACCTCTGCCAGGAAGACAAAAAACAATTGACTTGCCTTTGATCATCTCTTTTGCCAAATCATAGTCCCACTCTGGGGCGCTTTGAGATGGTGTGGGTGCTTTTGCTTTTACGGTAAATCCTTTAGCCATAATAGAGTGTAATTACTTCATTATCATACAGTATTATCTAGGTGAGGTCAATCCCCCCCATCTTTCACTTCGGTTATCACTATACAGTCTCCATCAACCTCCATATTTAACTGGGTGCCCTCGTACCATCCAAAATCATTCAGTATCCACTCTGGAATCGTTACATAATACTCCCCAGTTATGGGATCAACTTCTATAGTCGTAAAATTTTCCTCCGGATTTTTTTGCATTTCTCTGTTTTCGTTCATTGATTTTATATATGTGTGTGAAGAATTTAGAGGTCGATCGTAACACTTTGTAGACTAGGGGGACCCATGGATTTTATATACACGGCGGCGACCGCCCCAGAAGGGGGACGGCGCACAACTGCTGATTCACGAACGAATGGCGGTCACTCAAAGCAGGGGATCTTAGCGACTGCCTCATCATGGAAGGTCTCAGCGAACACCCCAGCAATGAGCGCGGCGCTGTGTACCTGACCCTGCATGGTGTTGCTGCTGACCCACCCCTGCTGGCGAGTGCTGATGTCAGAGGCAAGGCGGAAGCAGGTGGGGTGGCGCTTGGTCATGGGTCGGTGTCGGTTGCTTTGGAATTGTAGCACGAATCAGAAGGCGATGGGGTCAGCAGTCGGGGCATTGATTTCGGCAAAGTGCTGGGCGCAATCCTCAATGCCCTGGGTTTCCATATCGGTGGCGATGGTGTCCAGGATTGCCAGGAGTTGGGTGCCATCGGCGGCACGGTTCAGGAGGGAGGTTGCCAGGTCGCGGGTCATGGTAGGATGTTGGTTTGTGGTTTGAAAGGAAAGGAGGGGATCAGAGATCCCAGAGCATGTCGTT